GCGGACCGGTCCCCCATTACCGTAACAGCCGCCGGGGGTGTCAGCACCGACAAGGGCCTGGCCGCTACCGTGCGCAACGAAAACAATTACATAATCCCGGTCACCCCGGGCGCATAACGGGCGGCCGTTGCCACATTGGGCGCAGCTGAAATTATCGGCCAGCTCGGCCGGGCATTGTGCGAAGCGCACGCCCTCGACGGTATACGGCCAGACCGTACCGGCCGGAGCGGCCACAACGGCCGGGCGGCCGATGGCCACGGCGGCCAGGGCCTGGCCGATGGTGTCGCAGCTCGCATTAATCACGGTCTCGCCAGGTGCTGGCACGGGCAGCAGCTCGGCCGCAAAATGAGAATAAGCCCAGGCCTGGCCGTTACGGGGCACGGCATGGCGCACGGCCGCCAAATAATCGGCGTCGATCAGGTCGGCCGCGTGATCGCCTTGCGGGTTTAATGCGCAGGTTTTTGGGCAGGTGCCGAAAACATTATGACCACCGGCGCGATAAGTTACCGCGATAGGACCGGTTTTTTTGTTGGCCGAATTTTTTACAGTCTTAAGCATTTTTCTTTCTCACTTTCTAGGTTACGGCCGGGCGGGTGCTGGCCTGACTGGAATTTTAATCTAACATTTATCCACTTGTCAACTATCCACCAATAAAAAACCCGGCACGCGGCCGGGTCTTGTCGGGTCCTGGTTGATCAAGCCAGATCGCGCAGCTCTTCGGTGTTTATTTGCCGATACTTTTCGAACAAGTCCGGAAAAGCCCCCAGGATGCGGGCCTTATTGTCACCGTCCGCGCGGAAATAAGCCAGGGCCAGAGCACTGGCAAAGCCGCCCCCTATCTTTTCCATGGTCTGCGCTGCGTAATGGTTTGCATCGGCCAGGGCCTGAACATGGTTTCGCATGTAAAACGATTGAAGTTCGGAATCCATTATTTTCTCCAATTAAAAAAGACGGTCGGTCCGGTCACTGGTCGCGCCAGTGGTCCAGCTGGTTTGCGATCCCTGCGGCCGTGGTGTACCAGGCCATGGGGTTAATGATGGCCCTGGGGTTTTCGGCGGGCGGGCCCGCTTCGACCAGCTCGGCCGCATAACGGCGCACGGCTTCGATTATGAAAGCCTGGGTCAACGGGTCGCCCGGGCACAGGGTCATTAGGTGATTTACTTTCTGGATATTGGTCTGCGTTTTCATGCTGGGCCCCTTTTATGGTCGAATGGTGAAAGACTGCCCCGAAAACCATTCGGTTATCACGTTTTCCATATCAATTTTGGCCAGCTTGTCGCCGTCAAATTCTCCGGCCAGGTCCGTCAGGTCAATATTGCCCGCAATATTGGTCAGCTGGCTGTCGCGCAGCTCCCCGGCCAAGTTGGCCAGGTTGATGTGTTCAACCAGTTCTGACAGGTCGATATTTTCAGCAATTGCGGCCGGGTCAACGTGGCCGGTGACCAGCTCGGCCCGGATCATGTCGCGCACCATTGGGCGCATTTGTTCGGCCAGGTCTTTTGCCAGGGCCTGCATGAGTGAATTCAGTTCCATATCTTTCTCTCTTTCTAGGTTTTGGCCCGGCGAAATGCCTGGCACGGGTGCATTGTAAAACTACTTTTATCAACTTGTCAACTGTCCCCACCAAATATTTTGTGGAACAGCCAAAAGCCCAGCAGCTTGAAGACCAGGCCTTTGTTTTGCTTGTCGTCGGAGGGTTTCGGCAAGGGTCGTCTCAGCGCGCGGTAAAGCGCGCGGCGTTCTGCTCGGCGCATGCGTCACTCTTTTACCAGGTCGTAAGGAATTTCCACGGTGTGGCCCAATTTGCTGGCAACGTAGCAGCGCATAACGGCGACTAGGGGTGTGGGGCCGTTCTGCATAGCAAGGCCACCGGGCGCGGGGCACTCAGCTTCCCAAAGCGAGTCATTGACGCAGTGCAGGTCGATCCATTCCCGCTCAATGATCGGCCCACCTTTTGCCCAATCTGTAGAGTAAAGATGTGGGCAGTTTTTAGACCGCCATTTTGTGGCCCTGTCACTGACGGCCAAACCCTCACACTTCGCCACCGCCCAATCAAGGGCAGCGCCCGTCAGTTCTGATGTTTTCATGTCTTTCTCTCTTTCTTGGTTGCCTGGGACATCCAGGTGTTTGTGATCCTAGCACAACCCGAGCATACAAGTCAACTGTCCACAAGATGGTTTCGCAGCTCTGCCCATGAAATGCCTGTCCAAGGCCACCGGGCCAGCGCAGGGGTGTCGATGCCCAGGTTAACCAAGTCAATGGCCTGCTCCCCGCAGTACAGCAGCAACTCGGACTTGCTGGCATGTGTGGTGCCGGCCGGGTGATACTGGACAAGGACATAAGTCGGGCAGCGCAGGTCGGCATGCTTGATGTGGAATGCCACCTGGTGCGGCGACAGGTTGACCTTGCGGCCGCGCTTGACCACCTTCAGCTCGACCATGACAAACACCCCGTGCGGGAATGCCATCAGGACATCAGGGATGCCCAGATTGACCCGGGACTCAATCCGGGTGAAATGGCAGTTTGGGATATTTTCCCGGACCCTCTTGTACAGGTTCGCTTCCGGTTTCAGGGCCATTTGGTTCTTCCTCGTCGGGTTCTTCTTCAATCTGCTTGGGGGTCACGTCCACAATAGGCCCGGCATGGCCGCCGTACAGGCGTTTGATCTCGTCCAGCTTGCGCTGCACCTCGTCCTTGCTCATACTGTCGATCGTGCCATGCCGAATTTCCTTACGCTCGATGTAAATGGTGCCCAAGGCTTGGCCCCTTCGATATTCGGCTTGGACAGCCGCACCATAGGCCCCAGCGGTCAACGCCTGATCCCGGATGATCTGTAGGTCGCGCATGTGGCGCTCGAATGTGGTGGCGTACTTTTCACCAAGCTCGCGCCTTCGCTCTTGGATCGCGACCACGATGTGCGGGTTGGCGTCTGGGTCGGTCAGCTCTCGCGCTCTGTTCTTCGCCCATGTCTCACCGTACCCGGCCCTCAAGGCCGCTTCCTTCAAGGTCACGTGGCCATCGCCAGCCACGAACTCCTCCACAAACTTCCACTCTTGAGGCGACAGCACGCGGGGCTTGTGTGGCTTGACCGGGCGGGTGATCCGCTCTTCCACTCGGCCGTCAATGCCCCCCAGCTTCTTCCCCACCAAGAACTTCTCGTCCTTATACGCGCCCATCAGGCAACCCTCCACAGCCGCCAGCCTTCGCCGTACCGGCGGCACGTGAACCGCGTGCCAGGGTTCCTGCGCGAGTGCATGTAGGCCGCGCTGCGCAGGTTCTTGATCCAGGTGGCATCCAGGATCAGAAAACTGTCTCCAAGGGCCATATCAGCGAATGGATAGCGCTGGCGGGGGTCGCCACCGCCAGGCAAGGGGATGTTTTTGTCGATGTTCATGCCCACATTGTGCAACAAATCCACAGCCAACGCAACCAAAGCCCCTAAAGAGCCTCTTCAAGGTCAAATTCAGGGTTTTATATAGACTTTTTTAGGGTCATGTATGAAAAGTTTTTTTCAAAAAGTTAGTCCGCGCGCATTTTATGTGAATTACACCTCATACACCTGTATATCCATACTGTATTGCTCTAACCTATTGATCTAATTCACTTATTACATCATTACGTCTATTACACTGTTTTCAACTCAAAATATTTATGAGGTAACATATATTCTACAAATACTATATATTTCCCCAAATATCCCCGGTCCGTGGTCCTCGAACCCCTCTCCCCTACGTATTAACCCTTACCCCCGCCTCATTTATCCTTGTACATATCCATTTATCTTTATACAATTGCCTCTCCCCTTGCAACCTGGAGCTTTTGCCATGTCCCATCCTTCGATTGAGCGCTTGAACGAGCTTTTTGACTACAGCCCTGCGGGCAATGGTGCGTTGTTGTGGAAAGTGGGGCGCAAGGGCCGTGCTGCGGGCTCCTTTGCCGGCTATGAGACACCTCGCAATGAGCTGCGGGTGCACATTGACGGGGTGTCGTGCCCTGCGGGCAAGGTGGTGTGGGCCTTGTGCATGGGGTATTGGCCCGAGAACCGTCTGAAGTTCTTGAACGGCGACCGCACGGACATCAGAATGGACAACCTGGTGGAGACAGACCGCCTGGACGGTCCAGGGCGCTGATTTCACTGCAGGCTGATCCCCAGTGCTTCCTTGTGTTCGCCGGCCAGCATTTTTGCTGCGACTTCGAGGGGGATGAGGTCGCCGAACTCGATCTCTGTCACTTCGCCGAACTCCGTGGCCCGTGGGTCTTGGATCACGGGCCCGATGAGGGCGTATTTGACGCCGCCAGCGGTGAGGATGACGACTTGGACCATGGGCCGTGATCCGAGGACCTCGAGTATTTCTTGGAGGGGGTGGGTCATCTGGGTGCCTTGACCCATCCAACGCCTGGACCTCCGTCCATGACGCCCAGGTCGAGGGCGAGTTTCTCGACCTCCCCTTCCAACCTTCTGTTTTTCGCCAGGAGCTGCAGGACCTGGTTGGAGAGATGCTCCCCGAGGTCGTTCTGCACCTCGATCCTTCTGCGCAGGCTTTGGACATATTCCAGAGTTTCTACGCAGGTGATGGGCTGTGGTGGTTCGTCGGTCGAGAAGATGGCGGGTCGCATGTGAGTTCCTTGTGTTAAAGCTCGTGCTTGTTCAATTGTGGCTTGGTTTTCGGGTGAGCGCGAGCGTGGATGCTGAACACCTTGTAGGCCACGACGTTTTCCTCTGGGGTGAGGTGGGCGTAAGTTTGCGCGGCTTTTGGCCGGAATGCCATGTCTTTGGTGAAGATGCTTGGCCGTGGTTCGTGGGCCCAGTGGAATGGGCTGTCGGGGTGGCAGTTGCAGGTTTGTTTTTTCATGGCTGTTCCAAAATAATACGCTCCAGCACTTCCATTGACCTTTGCAGGTCTTCGTGCAGGTAGTCGGGTATGGTTTGTTTTAAGCTGAAGCTCCACGACTCCATTGCGGACAGCAGCTTGATGGCTGCGAGGGCTTCTTCTTTTGTCATGGCTTCCTCATTTTTAAAGTTTCGGCGCGGCAATCGTTCCAGCCTTGGATGTATTGGGGGTGCTCGCCCTCTCGCGTTCCAAACGCATCGGGTACTGCTGGCTGTGCAAGTTCTTCTTTTGCAAATGTCATGGCTTGCCCCAGTTTCTTGGTCAGCACATCTTCAATCAGCGGCACGACAGCCTCACGCAAGTAATCCCGCAACGCTTCTTCTTGTTTTGGTGTCATGCGTTCTTACTCCGTAATTTGGCTTCTATGGCATCCATAAGTGGAAGTGTTCGTGCGTAATGTTCTCGCCTAATTTCTGTGCGCTCCTCATCCGTCAGCCCAACCCATTGCCGCTGTGCTGCCACCATCTTGGCAAAGGCCACAACAACTGGGTCATGCCAATTGGTGTCGTGGTTTGGGTTGTTGCTGGCAACCTTCCACATATGCTCAATCTCTCTGGTGTTCATGTGTTCTTCCTTACCTTGAGACCCGCCGGGCTGCTTGCCAATGAATACGCATCGTGCATTTGCCGTAGCGCTGCGCAAAAACTCTTACGCTCATCAGCACGGACAAGTTCGGCAAAGGCTTTAAAGCGTTCGTCTTGCGAGTCATAGCTTGTCCAGCCAGCCTCACGGGCCATGTCTATCGTGTCTCTCATACAGCCTCCATTAAATAAATGACACCCGTCCACACGCCCCACCATATGGCGATGGACACCATAGCGGAGGCCACAACCCCGCCGATCAGGATCAGCTTGTGCTTCATGCTCCCCTCGCTTTCAGCATCAGTACTTCTTGCAAAACCATTTCGGTCTCCACTGCCTCGGCTCCAAGTGCGTCAATGCGATGCTGCTTGTATCCCTTGTAGCGGACTTGTGCGTCTTGGTGCGCCTCCAAAGCGTTGTCGTGCGCTAGGCGCAGTACCTCGATCAAGCGGTCTTGCAGTTCGGGTGGTATGGTCATTTGATGATCCTCAGAAACGCACCGCATCGGGCGCACTTGTAAATGGGCTGGCCTTGAACAGGCTCCCAGCGGTGCTGGCAGTCGGTCATCAAAACTTCCCCTTGTAGAACATGCCGATGACCTGCGCCAGCTCGTGGATGTGAAAGTCACCGCCCTCGCCACCTGCATCGCTGATCCAGATCATGCCGGGCTGCACGCCAGGCGTAAGGGTCCAGCCTGCCAGCCTGATCTCAAAGCGCTCGCGGCCATCCTTGAACCCCTGGTCATAGGCCACCTGGGCCTTGCACGCGTCCTCAATGGTCATGAGGGTGTGCTTTTGGCATTCTTCCCAGACGAACATGGCGTTTTCTCGTCCCAAATACTGTTGCTCTCGCGTGCTCAAGTCTTTCCACCATTCTGTAAAGGTCATGACTTCCCTCCGAACAGTCCCGTGATCCGTGACCAGGCCAGCTTGCGCAGGGACACGTTGGCCAGGCTCTCACGCAGTCGTCCTGCCTCCAGCTCCATGTCGTTGCTGTGTTTGCACAGCAGGTTGTAGGCTTGCTCGAATTCCACGCGCGCCTCTTCGCGGCCCTCGCTCCAGCCCTTGGCATGCGCGGCGGTGGCCACCTCTTTAAAGGTGCGACGGCCGCGTGTGGTTTTAGTGGTGGTCATATTGTTTCTCCATGTGGTTAAAAATCTCACGGCTCACCCGGTCGTGATCGTTCGGTGTCATCTTGCGTTCAAGCCACGGGGCGGGCCGGCCTTTGCGGTCGAGGATTTCCCATTCTCCTTCGCCGCCCTCTTCAGGGTAGCAGCTCTCTGGTGGCCCGGAGCGCTGCGCAGGGACGTAGGCGTCCCAGTACTTCACGCGGATGATGCAGGGGATGCCGCAGACGCGGGATTCAAACTCAGTCATGGCAGCAGCCTCCCGTCAATGCGCGCGAGCAGCTTCTCGTAAGAGGCCTTGTCCCGCTCCAACTCTTCAATTTCCTCCGCCCAAATCTCGACATCTGAACAGGTGGCAATTTCATGGTGCGTGTGCTCAACAGCCAAGGCCAGTGCCCGGCGCACGTGAATAAGGTTGATTCCTGTAAAGGTCATAACGGCATGTCCCCGTGCCATGGTTCGTCGTCCATGCGCTTTAGGTTGAAGATGAAGCGGTATTGCGGGTGCACCTTGACGAACAGGCGCGCGTAGAACGCAATGTGGTTGTTGCAAATCTTGAAGTCTTTGCCTGTGGTCTTCATCGCCACTTCCCAGCGGATGCGGTTGATGATGAGCCAGTGGCTGATCTTCCTGTGGCCGTGGTTGATGGCCTCCAGCGTGAAGCGCTCAAAGTATTCCCACACGGCCGGGTTGGCCGCGTTGAAGGTGTTGAACTCCCGCTGGCGCAGGTGGAACGGGGTGTTCATGCTCACAGCGGTGCTTCCTCTGCGTCAGATGGATAGACCGGCCCGCTCGGGGCCCGTGGTCCGTGATACGGGGGCAGTGGAAAGGGAGGGAATGGCCAGGTCATGGTCGACCCCCGTTCATGTTTCGCAGGTGCCCGTCTCTTGCCAGAAGGCGTATCTCCACAACACGGTGACTTATTGCGTGCCGTATAGGAGTGCACCCCACACTATCATTGAGCCTCTCGAGCTTGTCTACCAAAGCAAGAATTTTTTTGACAAGGGCCTTGTCTTCAATCTCGTATTTCACTGGTCTTCTCCCGGTGAGTCCACGCGGAACCCGTTCATCAAGTCCTCCCACTTGTCGCAGGTGACATGAGACACCGTGTACTTCAGGTGTTTGGGTGATTCGCGGTTCAGGCACATGGCCTGTACGGGGCCGGAGCCCTCGCACTTGGCGATCA